GGCGTTTAGGGTATAGACCGACCAGCCCGATCGGCGGGGATTTCTCGGTCGAGCTAGCAGTCTCGTGTACTCTTACAATTCCAATGTAGTCTTTTTTTAGGTTTCCGAATCTTTTTCCCGTGCGACCCGTACGGACGTCCGCCACGCCTCGATCGCCCCGATCCGTGCGACGTAGAGCGGATGAAGCGCCGATGTCGGGCGCGAACCGTTGCGGGCGTAATCATACCGCGCGTTGCAGGCGTCCTTGCCGTAGGAGAGCACGACGGCGGCCGTGTAATTAGCTTCCGCAAGAGTCGCGGCGGCATAGAGGCCCCAATCCACCCGTGTCATTTCAGATTCCTTTCGAAGTGCTGGAAACGGCTTCAGATTTGCCATCGATGCGGATCGCGATCAGGCTATCGATGCGGATCGATCGCCATGCCTTCTTTTCAATGTCCCATACGGTCAGACATCCGGCACGTTCGCGATGCTCTTTCACCTCCTCGACCACGGCCCAACGACAGCGCATCACGCGCGGCGTGCCGTCGGCCTTGATAAAGTCGCATCCGATGAAGCGACCGGCGGAATTCCGGATCGCGTCGGCCGCTTGGTCGGGCGTCATCACGCTCAGTATTGCTTTGCGTTACGGATCGGCACGGCTGGCCGCGGACTTTGTCGATACGCCGTCGTCGTACCAATCGCGGATCGTAACATCGGGCAGATCGTCGAGCGACAAGCCGCACTTGGCCTCGATCAAGCGATTCACTTCGCGGCGGTAACACGAGAAGGAGAGTCGGGTTTTCATTTTCCGGGTCCTTCCTTATAAATCGGAGTCGGCCTTTCCGGTCCGTCCTCACCTATATAGGGCGCATTCTTTGCGCCGTCAACATTTATTTTGGATCATGCCGATTTTTCCGGGAGGCGAAATCCCCTTAGCGGCGGTTGAAAAAATACGGCGCACCTGTTGCGGGTTAAAGCGACCTCCCCATATTCGTTGCATGAACGAATTCGTAGCGTGGCGCGAGCGCCTCCAGCTCTCACAAATACAAGCCGCCCGTGCGCTTGGCCTCAGCCGCCGCATCGTGCAATATTATGAGGTCGGTGTTCAGCCGATCCCGGCACACGTCATGCTGGCGATGAGCCATCTGACCGAGCACCCTTCGAAATTAAAGGACGCCAGGACGGCACCGTTGCCGCTAAATGAACTTCAGCGCGCCACGTTGGCAACGTTAGTCGATGGCGAGTCCCATAAATTAGATCGCAAGATAGGAAAGGCTCTCCAGGCAAGGCGCTTCGCCCGCGAAATTTCCAGCGGTTTTGTTATTACCGAAGCCGGTCGCGCCGCCCTTCAGCGATCTTTAGACCACCCGCCACCTCGCTAAACACACATGGCTACTATCTTCACCGTAACTGAGATCGAGCTCGCTCTCCGAAATACCGGGGGGCTTCACAGTCGAGCCGCCAAGGCGCTCTCATTAGCATCAAAAGACGGGCGCTCGATCACGCGGCAAGGCGTAGCGAACCGAATCTCCCGGAGCCCGCGGCTCCAGGCGGCAATGCTGGACATTACCGAGGAGATAAAGGATCTCGCTGAGGATCGGCTGATCAGGAACCTAAAGGCCGGCAAGGAAAGGACCATCAACTGGTATCTCGCTACCAAAGCGCGGGACAGAGGCTATTCCCAATCCCTCAGCCTCAACGGTGGCACCGACGAAAATGGCAGGCCAATATCACTTACTGCCAGCGGCCCAACCGTTCTGATCTATATTCCCGACAATGGCCGCGATCCTTCGATGATCGACGTCAGTCCACCGCGGATCGCCAATAAGGATGGAAGCACCCTCGCAAGCGGACTCAACGCCGGCAACTCCGACCCCTGAACGGACATTTGCACCACAAGCCGGACCCCAGACGGCCTTCGCGACCAGCTCGGCTGATATCGTTATTTACGGAGGCGCGGCGGGCAGTGGAAAGTCGTTTGGGCTGCTGCTTGAGCCCCTACGTCACATCACGCGCGTTAAAGGATTCAACGCGGTCATCTTTCGCCGCACCACGCCGCAGCTTATTAACCCTGGCGGCTTGTGGGACGAGAGCAAAAACATTTATCGATTTACTGGCGCCATTCCACACGGTGGTTTGCATCAGTATACTTGGCCGAACGGAAACACGCTACGCTTTGCACATCTCCAGCGTGAGGACACGGTCTACGATTGGCACGGGGCGCAGATCACGCTGTTAATGTTTGATGAGCTTACGGGCTCTCGTGAAGACGATAACCATGGATTCTCATTTTTTCAGTTCTGGTACATGGTTAGCCGAAACCGATCGACCTGCGGCATCCGCCCTTACATTCGCGCAACATGCAATCCCAATGCTGACAGTTGGGTCGCTAATTTCATTTCCTGGTGGATTGATCAAGACACCGGATTCCCGATCCTTGATCGAGCCGGTGTCGTACGTTACGTCGTGCGGGGCGGGGCTGATAAACTGATCTGGGCGGATAACCCAGACGACCTGCGTGGCTATTTGCCGAGCACCGCGGATCTCCCGCCGGGTGTCGAGCCTCCTGGCCCTAAAAGCGTCACGTTTATTCCAGCGAATATCTATCAAAATCCGGCGCTGCTCCGAATGAATCCGGAGTACCTCTCTAATCTACAAATGCTGCCAGAGGTGCAACGCGAACGGTTGCTTCTGGGCAACTGGAAGATCCGCCCGGCCGCGGGTCTCTATTTTCGCCGCGAGTGGTGCCCGTTTATTGAGCCCGAGGAAGTACCGGCCGATCTTGTCGTCTGCCGTTACTGGGATCTTGCTGCTACCGAAAAAACTGAGTCCAACGATCCGGACTGGACCATCGGCGTAAAGCTGGGTCAAGACGTAGATAATCACCTTTACGTTCTTGACGTAGTGCGGATGCGAGAAGGCCCGTTTGAGGTAGAAACCGCTATGCGGAACACTGCCAGTTATGACGGGCGGCTTGTGTCCCTTGGCTTTGGCTTAGACCCCGGACAAGCTGGTAAGAGTCAGGCTTCATATTTCGTGCGTAATCTAATTGGCTACACAGTATTGCCGGCATCAGAAACAGGCGACAAGATCACCCGTTTCGGACCATTCTCGTCACAATGCAAGGCCGGCAATGTGCGTATCGTCCGCGGCGCCTGGAACGAAGATTTTCTCCGCGCGCTCGAAGGATTTCCCGATCTTACCCACGACGACGATGTCGACGCGGCAAGTGGCGCTCTGCAGCTACTGATCGAGCAGGTCCAACGGCCGACGCATATTACCGATGACGTGATTGCTCAGGCCAGGATGATGAGGCGTCGGACGCATGTTTGAAAAACTCTCTGATCACCATTGGTACGATAGGGACGCATACCACGTGGCTGACAGACCTGCTCAGGCGATTAGAAGGATCCTGGAGAAGAAGTGGGCCGAGAGTCATCCAAAGGACACTCGTGGCTGAGCCGCGACGCCGACCCACCGATTGGATGAAGGGCATTAGCGATACCGTAATCGCACGCGCGCGCGGATACCGTCGTCGTAATTCTGATAAATCTGTAGATTTAACTGCGCTTTTTCGGCCGGCCGAGCCGCCGCCCGGCGTATTACCTGCGGAGGGGCCCAGTCTCGCCCAGGATGAGGCGCTCGGCGCTAGTTTCGGTTGGGCCAATAATTATACCAGCCTTTTCAGCAGCCAGTATGCTGAGGGTATGGTATGGCCGGGATATGCCGAGCTGTCACTACTGGCGCAGCGCGCGGAGAACCGCGTTGTAGCGGAAGAAATCTCTTCCGAGATGACTCGCGAGTGGATTACTCTGAAATCCGCCTCGGACGAAGATAAGACCGAGAAGATCAAGCTCATCAATGACGAACTCGACCGTCTCAAGGTCCGCTCCGCCTTAAAGCGCTCAATCGAACACGATGGGTTTTTCGGCCGGGGCCATATCTACTTGGACTGCTGCGATCCGGACGATTCTAACGAACTGAAAACATCGATTGGCGACGGCAAGGGCGCGCTCTCTCAACTAAAGATCAACAAAAAGAATCCGTTGAAGGCTCTGCGTACCGTCGAGCCCGTCTGGACATATCCTACCAACTACAATAGTCGGAATCCGCTGCGGGCAGATTGGTATAAGCCCGAGAGCTGGTTCGTCATGGGCAAGGAGGTGCATCGCACCCGTCTGCTGACGATCATCAGCCGGGAGGTGCCGGATATACTGAAACCGGCGTACTCGTTCGGTGGTCTCAGTTCAACGCAAATGATTAAGCCTTATGTCGATAACTGGCTGCGCATTCGTCAGTCCATAGCTGACCTAATTCATTCTTTTACGGTATTCACGCTGTCGACAGATTTGGGCGTTACCATGCAGATGGGTGGCGACCAGCTATTTAAGCGTGTCGAATTGTTTAACGCGTTGCGCGACAATGCCGGGTTAATGGTACTAAATAGTAAGACCGAAGAAGAATTTGGCAATGTTTCAGCGTCGCTGGGCACTCTCGACCAGTTACAGGCGCAGGCCCAGGAACACATGGCCGCCGTCTCCAGGATCCCGATCGTAAAGTTGCTGGGTATCCAGCCGGCCGGATTAAACGCCTCATCCGAGGGCGAGCTGCGCTCGTTCTACGATTGGATTATGGCGCTCATGCAATTTTTGCTTCGCGACCCGCTGATGACAATTTTAGGGTTTGTGCAATTAGGACTGTTCGGCGAGGTGGACGAGGATATTACCTTCGATTTCAATCCGCTATATCAGCTTACCGAGAAAGAGAAGGCTGAGGTCGACAAGACCGAGGCTGACACCGACAGTATTTATATTCAGGACGCTGTCGTATCTGCCGACGAGGTGCGGAAGCGTCTCGCGAACGACAGAAATTCGCTATATCAGGGTCTCGATCTCGACAAGACGCCGGCCCCACAGCCGCCAGATCCATTCGGCGGCGAGGCCGGTATGCCGGGCCTTGAGCCGCCCCACAGTGGAGCTGAGCCTCCCCCGAGCGCAGCTTCGGTCGAGTGGAAGAGCCACGAAGAGAAGCAGCCAGAGCCTAGACGCCAACTCGAGGCGGCGT